TAAACCTCTGATAGTTCCCCCCTCTGCAAACAATCCAGCTTGCTTAGCACCAGCTGCACCAGCCAAAAGGCCAAGACCTTGGTTAAGCGATGAAGGCGTAGCTTGATAAGACTGAGTTGTAGTTGCTTGCAATGGCAAACCACGCAACATGTTAGATGCAAAGCCTAATTGCATCATTGGGTACTGTTGTTGTGTAGCGTAATCTTGAATTGCTTGGTTAATCTTATTCTGCTCCATAGCTTGCTGCTGAGCACCCATTTGACTTTGTAGGCCAATAATATCTTTTTGTGCTCCTAATTGAGCACCACCTAATTGCCCTAACTGAGCGCCCATCTGACCAAATTGACCTAAGCCTTGCAATCCAGCTTGTCGACCTTGTAAACCTAAATTAGCGCCAAACTGTTGTTGTTGCTGAGCATTTTGAAATGCGCTTTGAGCACCTGTAGCTTCAATACCTTGTAATTGAGACATCAAACCACGTTGAGCTTCAGCTTGTTGCAGTGCAAGACGATTACCACCAAAAGCACCTTGACCAACAGCTTGCCTAGCCATCATTGGCTGGCCCATTTGGTAATCACGCAAAGCCTGACCTTTTTGATAGTCAACTACGTTTTGCATGTATGGAGACATATAGGCTTGAGTAGTACGTGGATCAGTTGCACCTAAAGCAAACTGTTGCCCAGTACCCGCCATTTGATTAGCTAAGCCTAAAGAACCTAAACCAGCCATGCCAGTCATTTGAGTAGCTTGACCATATTGCCCTGGAACTTGCAAGTTGGCTGTTTGTTGTTGCGCTTGCTGTTGCATTGGGCTAAAGCCAGCAAAATAATCGTTTACGTTAGAACTATAGGGTTTGTAAGGTTTAAAACCTGTAATGTCATAACCACCACCTTCAGTAGGAGTGCCCTCATAGATTTGTCTTTGAGTAGCCCCTAACATATTTGTTACATAAGGCTTTGCATATTCTGGAATGTTTGTGTTATACGCAGTAGATTGAGTTGGAGTACCGCCACCGCCACCTCCCATGTATGGGGTACGTGTACCGTCGGCTAACCAGCCGCTGTGTTTAGATTTTAAGAAGCTCATAGCTTAGTTTCCATAATAGTGTAGCGCTCTTCCAAACCAACTTGTTTATATAGCCGTGCAGCTGATTCTCTAGCGGCGCATTGAACTTTGGTTGCTCCGTTAGCCTTTAACAGCGCACATACTTGCCCAAAAACATTTTCATTCACAATATCTTTACCAGCCATAGCAGTAATAAGCCCCACACGATCATTAGGCTTATTAATAAATTCAACAGAAGCTGCTCCGTGAACTTTGTTTTCTTTGTCCACTGCAACCAATAATACCCACGAACCTTGAGCCAGTAAAGCCTTAATCTGGTCTAAGGTGTACTCATCCCCACCAAATTTTAACGCACTTGCAAATAAATCTTGCACCAAAGGCCATGTCTGATGGACATATTGTGTACCTACTGGTTGAACCGTTATTGTCATGCTGGCATAAATTTGTGAGCTTTAACGGCGGGAGCTTGTTTCTTTTTGCCTGTACGAGCTTTACGAATCTTGTCCATCATGCTGTATAGTTTTTTAGCACCAGCGTCAGTAGAGCCATTGCCTAAATGGGATACTACATCGGCTGGAACCACAAATTCGCCGTCTGCCAATCTAGCGGGCTGTTTACCAGCAATAGAAGCAGGGATAGAATCAGACATGCCATCGCCAGGACCTTTAAGCATACGACCACCATCCGAGTAACCCCCTAAGTTATAACGCATTGTGCCGCCAGCGGCAGCTTCCTCAACATCAAATTGACCTAAACCTTTAATAGAAGTTTTTGGTAACGCAACACTTTTCATCCCCGCAGCTTTACGTTTTTTGTTTAGCCCAATCATAGTAGCGGTTAAAGCATCTTTTTTAGCTGTATCTATATCTGGGTCACGGAATACGCCAGTACGTGGGATTCCAACGCTTTCTGGTAGTGGACTCATTTGTTCTTGATTATCCAAATAATTTTGGGCTACATTAACTCGCCCTCTAGATGCGTACCCAGCAACACCACCAGAAGCCATAGTTACGCCCCTGTATTGGTTATTCATAGTTACTTCTGCACTTGCTGGCATCTGAGTTGGGGTAGCAAAATTAGTATGCTCCTGTTGGCTTTGTGGGTACATATTGGTATCGCCACCTAAAGCATTTGCACTCATACGTTCTACTGGACCACCAGCCGCATACTGTGCTCGGTAATAAGGATTAGGCTGAACTGGTTCTGTTGCTTGATAATTAGAACTTAATTTGTAACCTTTAAGTCTTCTATCGTACTCATCTTCTTGGTACCCAATAGGTTTTACTGGATCTTGTTGTAATAACGGTCCCGCTACAGATAGCGCAGCACCTGGATTGTTTGTTAATATACTGGCTGCTTTTGGTAACCCTTGAGCAACCTGAGTACCATAACTAGCACCCTGCGTTCCACTAGCCTGTCCAATACCCCTCATATATTGCTCTGGAGAAGCACCTTGTTTTACAGCCTCAGAAATCCCTGATTGAGAAGCTGTTATTTGGTCTGGAGTTAACCCTGGAAAATTCTGTGGATTTATAAAGTTTTGGGTTGCTTGGTCAGTTAAAGTTTGGCGAGTTATTTCTTGACCAGTAGCTGGGTTAAATGCGCCAGTTTCAGTAGGAATAAAATTAGCCGAAGTAGGTTGATTTAACCCTGCCGTTACTGCTTGTTCAGTCGACTGTTTAAACCCTTCTGCAGCCGTATTTCCAGCTTGTTCTGCAAGGGTTTGTGAACCTGCACTAGCTAAACTACTAGTTAAACCCGCACCGCCATAGGCGCCAAGACCCGCCATTAAGCCTTTTTCTACGCTACCAGTAGCCGCACCATAGCCACCACCCACAATTAACGCAGACGCCCAAGGAGCTAAAGCACCCCCTGAAAAATAGGTTAAAGCAGCTCCAGCTGCTATAGGAAGTAGTTTTTCTAAAGCCCCAGCTTCTACAAGACCAGTATCGGGGTTAATAGTAAGGGAGCCACCGTTAGCCAAAGCCAAGGCTTGCAAGCCTTTAATCTCGTTCTTGGACATGTGGACGAGTTCAGTATCAGGTCCTCGACCTCTAGATTTTAAATGTTGTGCGGCAACGTGCAGGCTCATATGCGCCCCTTAGGGTTGATTATGTTGAAGTTTATCATGTTGTTATACAGTTGTAACTGTTACGGTTCCTATTCTTCCTACAGCTTTTACCCCTGTAATTGAGACAAAAACAGGTACTTTTACCTGCCCAGTTGCATCTACCCAATTCGTGCCGTTCCACCAAAAAGGAATACCAAGGCCAGGGCTAGTATCAAAGTACATTTGCCCAATATGAAGACCTGTTCCAGGACGCTCTGCCGTAGTGCCTGATATTGGCTGGGCTGTAAATCCTGTAAAAGTATCTATCTGGTTAAAGTAAAGGCGTAGGGCATTATTAAGCTGATCTTGATAGCGCTGGTCATAATCTACGGGGGCAACTAATAGATTGGGCGCTTTAGAAGGACGTAAGCTAATAGCCATTAACGCCTACCGTCATTTCTAATATCAATACGAGGGCTACCCAACTGCCAGCTTACACCAAGCGTAGTGGACTCAATACGGAAAGCTAATTGGCGACCACGAAAACGGGTATAAACCTGCCCAGTAAACTCTTGAACGTTGTAAACGCCTACATTAGTAAAGTTATCTGCACTAATAACCCTTGGGTTATCAGCTTGTCCGTAAGGAGTGCCTGAGTTTTGACGAGGTCTAACCGTCATAGTTACTTCTGGGTTATTTGTATTTGAGCCGTTAAAGTTAATATCAGGCAAAATGCGCCAAACAAAACCAAAGTTATGCCCATCGCCAATATCAAAATCAGAACTTTGTATATAAGCTTCTATAGGTACTGGGGTTACACCAGACACGTCATCAACTGCTGATTCCTGAAACAAAATGCGAGAATTGTAATCTGCTGCCATTGGGTATTGGCGAATACCAGAATCAAGCCAAGCAGTCCTTGCCATAGAGCCGTAATACCATACTCGATCAAGATAGTTATAGATGACATATTTATCAATTATATTTGAGTTACCAGAACAATAGAACCACCAAACTTCACTATACCCTTCATTACCGCCCGAAAAAATTTGAAAAGATTGGTCTTTATTAATATCGTTAAAAATATACTGCCACAGACTGCAAGGTAGTGTTTCTACTCGTCCAGAATACATATAGAACTTATCTACACCCATCCAATACGTTACGTTGTTAATCGTAATCATAGAGTTAGGGGACATAACAGATATGTTATCCATCAATATTTGAAAACCCCAAATATAAGGAGGTCCTAGATATTGCATAGAATAAATAGCCGAATCAGTCCAAACTAAAATTTCTTGGCGAGTAGCCTTAGCTTGCATAATAAAAGAACCGCTGGATAAACGGAACTCACCTGCTTGGTTTGTTACTGCTGGAACCCATTCGTATGGATTTTCTTGGTCAGACCAACGCACAAGCATTGGATCAAAAGTGGTATTAGGGTCGCCAGGAAGATAAGAATTAGCTCCCATAGTAATAATAAAACGCTGAATAGCAGATGAAACTACTTGGTAAGTTTCAGTTGGAACATAATCCCCATCATATCCAGCAGCAGTTGCTTGCGTTGCTAAAGACTGCGCTCTAGTGCCTAATCCGCCAGCAATAGAGCTTGGGTATGTTTGGCCTTGCGGTATCCAGTAAAAAATAGCCCCACCACGAGGAGCTATAAAAAGTTGCTCTCCATAGTTATCATTAGACCAAAGTCGAAGTTGGGAGCCAATACCCGTACTAAATTCAGTGCCCCATCCACGAGTACCAGTTTGGGCATACTCAGTTACCGTACCACCGCCAGAAACTGAAGCATTAGCATT